CATTACAGGTCAAGCTTCTCAGTCTACAATGGCAGATCCTTATCAACAACAACAGATGATGTATAGACAAGGTGCACCTGTTGCTATGGGTAATGCAGGTTATGATGAAGGTGGTGTAGTTAGAGAAAATGATCCTACGCAAGCTGAGTTTGACTTTAGTAAATACATGGCAGGTTTTTCTTTTGCTATGCCTAATTCCTTTACTCCTGTATTGATGTACAAAGAAGGTGAAAATCCTAAGTATGCTACTACCCAAGAAATGTATGAGCAAATGTTATCTGATGGGTGGACTACTAAACTTATACAAACCACAACAGAATCTACTGTAGGTGAAGAGACAGAGGTTAGGGATAATGATCCTGGCATTACAGGTTCTACAGATATATCCTCAATCACTGGGTCACTGAAAGACGAAGACTTAGATAAAACAACTAAAGGTTTTGGCTTGTTATCTGACTTATCTATGGCACTAGCAGGTCAACTAGGAATACCTATAGCTGCACTTATAAATACTCAAGCTGTAGCTAAATACAATGATGCTTTAACAGATCAAAGTAAACGTAAAGGAAGTATCTTGGGTGGCGAAGGTAGTTTGTATGAAGGTTTAGATGATACAGATAACGTAAAAGGTAAATCTTTTGGCGATACATGGTTAGGTGATTTACTTGGTTTTGATAGAAAAGACGGTTTTGGTATTGAAGAAGGTAATCCTAACCTAAGACAATCATTCATGGGTGCACGTAGAGGTGTAGACATGAATCAGCTTCAAGGAAGTGGTACAAAGTCAAGTGACAAAGACAGTGGTGGTTCAACATACTCACCTAGCAGTTCTTCTGAAGCACAGGGTGATTGGATGCAAGCAACAAACGCAGTTAAGGCTGCAGGTAATGATCATCTAGCAAGACATAAAGCTATAAAGGCTCAGTCAGAAGCAAGTAAAGCTTTTACAAAATTAAAGAAACAAGAAACAGCAAATAAAAATGCTGCAACTCCTCTAAGCGGAGAAGGTCCACAATAATTCCATATAACTATAAGGCTACCCAGTTTAATTACTGGCCCCAACATAAGGAGAAAACAAAATGGCTGAAGTAGAACAAGTAGAGGTGCATTCCGCATCTCATATGCGTAACCAAGCAAGAATAAATAAAGATGAAGCAGAGTTACGTGATCTGTTAAAAGACGCAGGGTATACACAGGAAGATGAAACCCAAGAAGAAACTGCTGAAGCTAAACCCGATAGCAAAGAGCCTGAAGCTAAACCAGTACAGGCAGAAGGTGATTCCAAACAAAAAGAAGAACCCAAAGCAGAAGCACAAGAAGCAGATGATGACGATGCAGACCTAAGTGCTGAAGAAAAGACTTTCAAGCAACGCTACGGTGACATCAGGCGGCACATGAAAGATAAAGAACAAGAGTGGAAACTCAGGTTCGAGAAGCTAGAGTCACAGCTAGAGTCTGCTACTAAGAATGAACTTGTACTACCTAAGTCAGAGAAAGACATAGAAGCTTGGTCTAAGAAGTACCCTGATGTAGCAGGTATAGTAGAAGCTATAGCTGACAAGAAAGCACAAGAGCGTTCATCAGATATAGACAAGCGACTAAAGGAAGTTGAAGAGCTAAGAGTTACAGCTAAACGTGAAAAAGCTGAAGCTGAACTATCTGTAATGCATCCTGACTTCAACACTATTCGTGCTGATGATACATTCCATGAGTGGGCTAAAGAACAGCCTAAGTGGGTACAAGATGCTTTGTATGAGAATGTAGATGATGCTAAGTCTGTATCTCGTGTAATAGATTTGTATAAAGCAGACAAAGGTATTACAACTAAGAAGAAGCCTACTGAAGATAAAGGTGCAGCTTCTTCTGTAACAACAAAACGTACTACAATACCTAGCGACAATGAAGAGTCTAAGTATATTAGAGAATCTCAGGTTGCTAATATGTCTATCAAAGAATACGAAAAGCGTCAGGACGAAATAATGGATGCCCAACGCTCAGGAAAGTTTATTTATGATATGTCAAGAAAATAGTTGACAAAACTGATTTCATAAGTAAAACTATGGCATATACACCATAACTGTGTGTATGCTTTAACAAGCACTAGCCACAAAAAGACTTACCTCAAAGTATAGGCCCAGACCAGACTAGTAGGCCAACCAGTCTGTAAACTGACTACCCTAACACCAAGAGCCTCTTTATAGTGGGTATGTAGTGTAAATTTTCACGCCATATCTATAAGGAGATTTAACTATGGCTATAGCAGTTGCCTCTGGCAAAAGCGGATTTGACGGCAATTTCAGCCCGATTATCTATTCCAAACAAGCACAGATTGCTCTAAGAAAAGCATCTGTTGCAAACGCAATCACTAACAACTCCTACTTCGGAGACATTGCAAACCAAGGTGATGTAGTTCGTATCCAGAAAGAGCCTGACGTAACAGTCAACGCTTTGGAGCGTAAAACTGCAATCTCCGTAGAAGACTTAGATGACTCTGAGTTTTCACTAACCATTGATAAAGCTAACTACTTTGCTTTTAAAATGGATGACATCGAAGATCAATTCTCATCAGTTGATTTCGTTAGCCTAGCTGCAGACAGAGCAGCATACAAAATGGCTGACGCAATGGATGCAGACTTACTTCAGTATATGTCAGGTCACTCTGGTGCAGGTGCAATTACTACTACCGTTTCAGGTACAGCACAGCACCCAACATCAAGTGAGATTAACGGTGAATTTCTAAAGACTAACCGTTTAGATGCGTCTGACATTGGACACATCACAACATCAGCTTCTTCAAGCACAACTGGTGACTCCATTCCTCTAGCTGCACGTCTTCCAGGTGCAACAGCGTTGTCAACATCTGTGACATCTCCGTTGACTGTGATTGCACGTATGGCTCGTCAGATGGATACAGCAAATGTTGACTCACGAGGCAGATGGCTCGTTGTAGACCCAGTGTTCATGGAAATCTTAAAAGACGAAGATTCACGTCTATTAAATTCTGATTACGGTGGAGCAGGTCTACAAAATGGACTAGCTGTAAACAACTTACACGGCTTCCGACTTTATGTATCTAACAACTTACCTGCTAAAGGTACAGGTGCAGGTACATCAGGTGCGACTGCCCAAGACGATCATTACGGTGTTATCTTGGCAGGTCAGGAAGATGCGGTTGCTTCTGCAGAGCAGATCAACAAAGTTGAAAACTACCGTGATCCAGACTCATTTGCAGACATTGTACGTGGTATGCACCTATACGGTCGCAAAATCTTGCGCCCTCAAGCATTGGTGTCAGCTATTTACAACGCTGCTTAATACTAAATATACTGTTGGGCGAGCTATGTCAAGCTTGCCCTTCAGCTTATATAACAGTAGGATAACTCTATGGCTACTTATGTCACACTAGTAAATGAATTGCTAAGACGTATGAACGAGGTCACACTTGATACTGCAGGTGATGGCTTTGATTCTGTAAGAAACGTGCAAGCTTTAGCTAAAGACGCAGTAAATAGTAGCATTAGACTTATTCTACAGGATGGTCAGGAGTGGCCTTTCCTCAAAACAACTTTTACACAGGCTCTTACTGTAGGTACAAGACAGTATGATTTTCCTGCAGACTATTCTAGCACAGACTGGGATACATTCTATCTTAAGAAACTAAGCTCTGAGAACAACAGTCCTATGCCATTAAGTGTAATATCTTATGAGCAGTATATACAGAATGTACGTCCATCAGATGATACAGGTGATCAAGTAAATGGAGATGGACCTCCTGCACTAGTGTATCAAACATTAGGTACTGCTTTCGGTGTTAGCCCTATACCTGATGCAGCATACGAAATAGAGTATGTGTATTGGAAATTTCCTACAGACTTAACTGCATTTAATGATGTATCAATTATACCAGACAGGTTTAAGCACGTAGTTATAGACGGTGCTATGATGTTTATGATGCGTTTTCGTAGCAATGAACAAAGTGCTGCCATGCATCAGAATAACTTTGAAGATGGCATCAAGACAATGCGTAGAGTTTTAATTGATGATACTTTATTTGTACGCTCTACTGTTGTAGGTGATTCAAGGACAAGTTCATTTACTAGTGGTGTATAATGGCTGATAATCTAGCTTCCTTCAAAGTCTTCTGCCAAGGAGGGCTTAACACTAGTAGGGATGTGCTTTCTCAAGGTGAGACACAGCCTGGATCAGCTATATCACTGCTTAACTACGAACCTGCTGTTACTGGTGGCTACAGAAAGATAAGTGGCTTTGCTAATAATTATGGCACAGTTACAGGCACAGGAAGTGTATTAGGTGTAGCTGTAGCTGACGGTATAAATGATGGCGTACTAGCTTGTAGAAAACCATCATCAGGTAACAACTACTTACACAAATGGAATAACTCTAGTTCAGCTTGGGATGCTGTAACAACTGCAGGTTCACCTA